CCGCCAGGTGGGCCGCCGTGCGTAGGGACGTTGTTTACCTGTGCGGCCCCGACGAGCACAACGACCAACTGCGATACAGCCTCCGGAGCTTGCAGAACCTTCCCCACTCGCGGGTGTGGGTCATCGGGCACAAGCCGAGGTGGGTCAAGGACGTGCAGTACCTGCCGGTGCCGCAGAGCGCCAGCAAGCACAGCAACACCTGGCGCAACATGGAGGAGCTGGCCCGCCACGGCCCTGAGTCGTTCTATCTGTTCAACGACGACTATTTCCTGTTGCACCCGATGGCCGAGATCCCAGTCTTCAACCGGGGGAGCCTTGATGAGCGAATCGCCTACTACGACCGCAAGCCGGGCCTGCGCGCCTGGGCCGCGCGGGGGCGGCACACCCGGCGGGCTTTCGAACGGCTGGGCCGAGACGCGTCCTCGTTGCTCACTTACGAGCTTCACCTTCCGCTCCCCCTCGAACGATCCTGGGTCGCGGGGGCCATGGAAGATCTGCATGCGGTCCGGGAGCTGGAGCCCCGCTTCTACATGAAGCGGACCTGGGTGGCCAACTGGGCCAGCCTCGGCGGGCAACGGAGCCAGGACTGCAAGGTACACTCGAAGTGGGGAAACGCCACGCTGCGAGGCTCGTTCCTGTCGACCTCGGACCAGTCGTGGTCCGGATCGACCGGGGCCGCGCTCCGGGTCCGGTTCCCCCAGCCCAGTCCGTACGAGGAGAAGGGAGCCGACCGTGGCTCAAGTTCGCGTGCGCGCCGTCGCTAACGTGATGGGCCTGCGTCGAGGCGACACGGGAGACGTGGAGACCGGTTCGACCCACGTCGACGCAATGATCAACGCAGGCTACCTGGAGGTCCTGGAGTACCTGCCGGACCCCGAGCCTCGCGTTCCCCGCGCCCCGGCCAAGCAGTTCGCGCAGCCCAACTCCTTCGGCAACGCCGAGGTGGTCAACCTGCCCGACCTGGTGCCCGCCAAGGACGGCAAGTCGGGGTGGGTGGAACCGCCCCCGGACCCTAAGGAGGTCGACAATGGCAAACCGCGTAAGGCTCGACCGCGCCCAAGCCGATCGCGTAGCGCAGCGGGGCGGCGATCGACTGGTAACGACAGCGATGTTGCGGACGTTCAGCCGGGCGTCGGTGACGGCCCCGGTGGACACCGGCCGGATGCGGGCGGGGCACCGGATGGAGAAACGGGTAACTAAGCGCGCCGTTGTCGGCCGCGTCATCAGCGACGCGGACTACTCGATGGCGGTGCACGAGGGAGCCCGGCCGCACCGCATTCAAGCCCGAGGCGACGGATACCTTCGGTTCGAGGCCGGAGGCCGGATTCTGTACCGCAAGTCGGTCAATCACCCGGGTGTTCGGGCTCGGCCGTGGCTCTCGCGGGCGCTGGCTGAGGAATGCGGCCCCATGGGGTTCCGGCTCAGCAATCTGTCCAGCGGTGTCGGCTAGTCATGGTACAATTGTCCCATGACTGAAGAGAACCCCGAAGCTCCGCTCGCCGAGGCCGCCGCCCAGGACGAGGACTCGAAGAAATACATCATCGAGGTGCGAGGCCAGCAGGTCGAGATCAGCCGCTCGTCGCCCGAGCAGCTCGCGATGATGCGCATCACGGGCAATCGGCTCGCCCGGCTGAACCCCGAGACCATCACGCCCGAAGAGGTGATTCGCGCCTACGAGAAGGTCGTGCAGGTCGTGACCGCACTGCCGGTGAAACGCGAAGACCGCGACTGGTTCGAGGATCTGCTGGTTTCCAAGGAGATGGACTTGGACGAGGCCAGCGAGGTCATGGACCGGGCCGCCGAAGTGTGGGCGGCAGACGGCAACCGCGAGCAGCGCCGGTCCGCCAAGGCTGCCCGGCGCAAGCCAGCCGCCGCCCGGAAGTAGGCCGTGCCCAAGTTCGACCCTCGGGCACCGCTGGTCAACTGGGACATCGAGATCGAGCTGGCCGGGAGGCTGTGGACTCTCCCGGCCGCCTCGGCCGCCGACTGGCTCGTCCCCATCGTCCTGGATCAACCCGAGTTGGTCATTCCTGACATGTTCGCCGAGGACACCGCCCCGATCGAGGACGCCCTGTACGAGGGGACTCTCCGGTGGGCGGAGATCGACGCCGCGTACCGCGAGGCCATCACCACCGTGGCGGGCTGCCGGTGGTGGGAGGCGCAGCGCCTGCTGGCCATGGCGGTCGACTGGGATGGGATCGGCGGAGAGCTACTGCTGCGCGGGTTCAGACTTTCTGAACGCAGCGTGGCCGAAACTTGCGTGGTAGTATGGAGGTTGCTCACGCGAGGCCAGGAGGAGAAAGAACTCAACAAGATTCGGCACGAGATCGAGAAGCCGCCGCCCGGCATGGACCCCGACGAAGTCATTGACGACGCCGCCAACATGGCCGCCTGGGGGTCTATACCCTCCGATTGAACTGGCGTTAACGCTTTCCCTGTGGGATAATTGTGGGGGAGGTGCAGGGTGCCAAATGTCGGTAGGGCCGAGGTCGAGATCGTTGCCGACCTGTCCAAGTTCGGTCGAAACCTCCAGCGAGACCTTCAGAAAGCGGTTGACAAGACCCGGATCGACGGATCGCGCCTCGGTGACGGCATCGGCGATGGAGTCAAAGGCGGCGTCAACCGCGCCTCCAAGTCCCTGCAAGGACTGGCGGCCACCGGCAAAAAGGCTCTCGGCGAGACCGAGGACACGGCCCGCCGCGTAGGCCGCAAGATCGGCGAGGAATTCCAGGACGCCTACAAGCGCATCCGGTCCGTCTTCTCCAAGCTTTCCAACGTCCTGTTCACCTTCAGGTCCCGCGCTATCCTGTTCGGCGGGGCCATCGCAATCGCCATCGCCGGAATCGTGGCGGCCACCGACGAGCTGCTGGGGCTGCTCCTGCCCGCCCCGGCCCTCCTGGCGGGCGTCGGCGTCGCCGTGGCCACCCTCAACGTGGCCCTATTCGGCATGTCGGACGCCTTCAAGGCCGCCGCCGAGGACAGCGAGAAATTCGAGGAGGCAATCAAGAACCTCGCTCCGGCCGCCCAGGCCGTGGCGCGAGAGTATCGAGCACTCCTGCCTCTGTTCCAAGAAATTCGAATCGACGTCCAGCAGGCGTTCTGGGAGCAACTCGAAACCGTTCTCACCAAGGTCGCCTCCGTCCTGGCCGGGCCCCTCCGCGCGGGGATGGTGCTAGTCGCCGAGGCCATGGGCGGCGTGGTGCTGGAGCTGGCCAAATTCCTGGCGCAGCGCAAGACCGCCGAAGTTCTATCCCTGGTATTCGAACAGACCGCCGTCGCGGTCGACAACATCGCCGCCGCCCTGGTTCCGTTCCTCGAAGGAATGCGGACCTTGGTGGAGGTGTTTGCCCCCCAGATCGCGCTGATGACCGACAACCTGGCTGAAGGGGCCAAGCGCTTCCGGGACTGGGCCGCCGCCGCCCAGGAATCGGGAGAGGCGCTGGAGAGGTTCCAGCAAGCCGCCGAGTTCATGGGCACCCTCATGAGCATTGTGGGCGGAGCCCTGCGCCTGGTCGAGGCCGGAATCCGCGCTTCGCACGACGCGGGCGTCGACCTGTTCGAGACGATCGATGAGCTCATCAACCGGGCCGCCGACCTGTCCCACACCGTGGAGGCCCAGGCCGGGGTTCAGGAGTTCTTCCAGTCCGTAGACCAGCTGATTCGCGCGCTGCTGCCTGTCCTGGGCGAGGCCGTGGTCCAAATCGGCCGTCTGACCACTCCTCTCGCGGATCTGGTCACCGCCCTGGCCCCGGGCGTCAAAGCCGCCCTGCAAGGCATCGCTAACGCCCTCATCGCCCTGGTCGAATCCGGCGGTGAAACGTTTGCCGAAGCCCTGTCGGACGCCTTCATCATCCTGGCCCCTCACCTGCAGGTCATCGGGGAACTGGCCGGGAAGCTCCTGGAGGCCGTGGCCCCCCTGCTCGACCCCCTGGCCCGGCTCATCAGCCTGATCCTGGAATTTGCGGGCGGCATCGCCCTCATGCTGGTGCCGCTGATCGAGCCCTTCACCACGCTGCTCTCGGCGATCCTGACCCCCATCCTGGAGACCTTCCTCCAAATGGCCGAGGTGGCGCTGCCCCCTCTGGGGGACGCCTTCGAGCGGCTGGCCGAGAAAGCCACTCCGCTGATCGAGACCCTCGGCGGGGCCTTCCTCGACCTGGTCGTGGCCACGCTGCCCCTGCAGCTCGAAATCCTGCGCCTCATCATCGAGGGCATTGTGTGGGTGATGGACCGTTGGGCCGAGGCCAATGACATCGTGGTAGAGGCCATGAAGCGGGTGTGGAACTGGATCAAGGAGAACCTGGTTCCAGTCATCATGAATGAGCTGTGGCCTCTCGTCCGCGACCAGCTCATCCCGGCTTTGAAGGACCTGGGGGTCCAGCTGGCCGAACTGTGGGACGCCTTCAAGGACCTGTGGACCGAGATCATGAACCTCGTGGGTGTGCTGACCGAGGACCTGTTCCCCGACCTGAACACCTCCAAGGTGCTGCTGGCGCTCGTCTACGTCGCCGTCTACACGCTGCGGTACTGGATTCTGGTCCTTACCGGAGCGGTGCGACTCCTCAGCGGAGTGCTGGGTCCCCTCATCAAGTTCTACAAGCTGGCCGCATCCGGGGCCAAGTCCATGCGAGAATCGATTCAGAAGCTGCGCAGCAGCGGAGTTGACCTGGTCAGCACCCTCAAGTCCATTACCGACCGGGGGCTGCGGATCGTCGGCACCTTCAAATCGATGATGAGCGCCGCCCGCAAGCTGGCCTCGGCGATCTACGACATCCCGTCGCTGCCCTCGGGACTGTCCGGCGGCCTGTTCAACTTCTTCGCGGACGGCGGCATCGTCAACCGCGCCACGGCGGCCATCATCGGCGAGGCCGGGCCCGAGGTCGTGCTGCCCCTGTCCCAGCCTCGGCGAGCTCGCGAGCTCGCGATGCAGTCGGGCCTGATGGACGTCCTCATGTCGGGCAACTCCAGCATGACCCAGGCCCGCAACGCGGGGCGCGCCAGCGGAGGCGCGGGGTCCGGAGTCGGCGTGGTGGTGCAAGAAGGCGCTGTTGTGATTCAATTCAATGGGGAAGTGACTGATGAGCAGCGGGCCCGTCGCGTCGGGAACGCCGCCGGAGAGGGCCTCCTCAACACTCTCGCCGCCCGCAACGTACGACTCGCAATCAGGGGGATTTAGTGGGGCAGTACAACCCGAACGCGCCACTCATGGTGGGAAACGAGTACGCGCCGGTCCTGCAGGCCAACTACCGTCCCGACCTGTTCGTGGAGCGGGGCTACTCCTTCCGCCACGACGACTCCGCCATCCTCAACGGCTGGGTGTCGATGTTCGTGGACAAGCTCCCCGCCTGGGCGGTGCCGGGCCACGCCTACCTGTGGACGCTGTACCGCCGGGGCCAGGAGGTCAGCACCGGCCCCATGAAGACCTTGGACCTGCCGTTCGTTACGATGCGAGCGTCCCTCAACACCCTCGACCAGGACAACGCCGCCCCCGGCACCAACGACATCGAATTCCAGACGGATGGCAACTACATCCGGTTCCGGACCGGCGGCACCGGCGAGGCGTACATTCGGCTCGCCGTGGACTCGGCCGCCGCGACGCCGTTCTTCGCCGTGCGTGGCAAGCGAGTGGTGGACGTGTCGATCATGTACACCGCCTCCGCCGAGCCTGGCAACGACGACCCCGTCCCGCTGGAGATCAACCACTACAACTTCTGCACCTCGCAGCGCGTGCCCTACGGCAACGCCACGGTCGCGCTCCGGGAATCCCTCATCACCTCGGTGCAACGCAGTCGTTGGGGCGAGATCGGAACCTGGAACACCCTGGACAACGCCCTGACCCAGGACACCTCCCGCTACCCCTGGAATGAGGACCTCCTCGAGAATTTCGGCGGGGTCGCCTCCAACTGGGGCGTGGAATTCCGTACCGCCTCGGCTCCGCAGGACCTCCCGCGCGAGATCCGGCTGCACCACGCCCGAATGCGGGTCACCTA